TTTATAGCAACATTTGAACAAGAAGGGTTGGCTAGAGCATGACACTACTAGAACTTGTCAACGATGTGTTGATCCGCTTGCGTGAACCTGTTGTAACCACTTACAACGAAACCACCTATTCCACTTTAATTGCCAAATTTGTTAATGACACCAAGCGTCAAGTTGAAGATGCTTTTGGTTGGAATGCACTTGGTCAAACAGTCACCATTACCACTGCTTCTGGTACATATCAGTATGGTTTAACTGGTGCTGGACAGAAGTTTCAGGTTCTTGATGCCATCAACGCAACAAGCAACATTGGTCTGACAAACATCACTTTTGTGGACATGAATCGTAAGCAGAACTTCTCTACGATTATGACGGGCATCCCAAGTGAATACATATTTGAAGGTGTTGATGCAAGTTACAACACAAAGGTAACGCTGTATCCAAGGCCAGATGGTGTGTATAGCATCATGTTTGCTTTGGCAATTCCACAAGCTGCATTGGCGGCAGATAGCACCGTCATTCTTGTGCCTGATGTCGTTGTTGCCCAAGGTGCTTATGCAAGGGCATTGGTTGAGCGTGGTGAAGATGGTGGACTGTCTTCATCTGAGGCTTACACATTGTTTCGATCCATGTTGTCGGATTACATTGCCTTGGAGGGCAGTCGTTATCCTGAGAATCAAGAGTTTATTCCGCAATGACACAGCAAATCCAGACCTTTTCTGTCTCAGCCCCAGGCTTCTTTGGGCTGAACACACAGGACTCTCCGCTTGATTTAGCGGCTGGATACGCTGCGATTGCCACAAACTGCATTATTGACCAGTATGGTCGCATTGGCTCTCGCAAGGGTTGGTCAAGGGTTAACACATCCTCTGGCAATCTTGGTGCAAATAATGTAACAGTCATTCATGAGTTGGTTCAGACTGATGGCACTCTGACTGTTTTGTTTGCTGGAAACAACAAGCTATTTAAACTGAGTGGAACAAGTGTTGTTGAGTTGACCTATGGGGGGGGAGGTACTGGCCCCACCATTACTGCAAGCAACTGGCATTGTGCTTCTCTGAATGGAATCACATATTTCTTTCAGTCAGGTTATGACCCACTTATCTATGATCCTGCTGTAAGTACCACCACATACCGCCGTGTTAGCGAGAAAAGTGGTTATGTTGCGACTGCTCCACAAACCAACATTGTTATCTCTGCCTATGGGCGGTTATGGACTGCTAGTAGCACTGCTGACACTGTAACTGTCTATTTCTCTGACTTGCTGGCAGGTCACATCTGGTCAACAGGAACTGCTGGTTCTTTAGATATCTCAAGGGTATGGCCCAATGGGTCTGATGAGATTACAGGGTTGGCAGCTCACAATGGATTCTTGTTTATCTTTGGCAAGCGTCAAGTGTTGATTTATGCAAATGCAACTACCCCATCAAGTCTGTCTCTGAGTGACACCATCAGCAACATTGGTTGCATTGCAAGGGACTCTATTGCCAACACAGGCAGTGATGTAGTGTTCTTGTCAAACAGTGGTGTGCGTTCATTGCTCAGAACCATTCAAGAGAAGTCTGCACCTTTGCGGGACTTGTCTAAGAATGTGCGTGATGACTTGATGACGATTGTGAATGCTGAGACATTGGCAAACATCAAGGCAGTCTATTCAGAGTCAAATGCCTTTTACCTGATTAACTTCCCAACTGCCACCCAGACCTACTGCTTTGATACCAAGGCGGCATTGCAAGATGGCTCTTCACGGGTAACTGTGTGGGATTCCATCACGCCTACTTGTTTCCTTTCTAAGCGCAATGGAGACTTGTTGATTGGCAAGAATGGTTATGTGGGCAAGTATGGAACCTATCTTGACCATACAAGCACATATCGACTGCAGTATTTCACTACCTATGCTGACCTGGGACAGCCCAATGTCACCTCCATCCTTAAGCGCATTGCTGTGGTGGTGATTGGCGGCTCAAACCAAGGCTTTGTCATCAAGTGGGGGTATGACTTCTCTGGTCAGTATTACTCCACAACATTGCAAATTCCTGTGTCTACTGTGGCTGAATACGGGACTGCTGAGTATGGAGCAAATGGCTCTCCTGTTGCATACTATTCAGATGGAATTTCTTTACAGACTTTGGTGGGTCAAACATCAGGTTCTGGAAAGACTGTGCAAACGGGTTATGAAGTACAGATCAATGGGTATCCTGTGAGCATTCAAAAGATTGAGATTCAAGCCAAGAACGGCAAACTGGTTTAAGGAAGAAACATGGCAAATTACACTAAAACCACCAACTTTGCGGCTAAAGATAATTTGTCGCCAGGGAATGCAAGCAAGGTTGTCAAGGGAACTGAGATTGATACTGAGTTCACCAACATTCAGACTGCCATTGCTAGTAAGGCAGATGGAACCTTCACTAACTTTAGCTTTGTTGAAAGCGGTTCTAATCTACTTATTCGTTACTCAGGCACTGATGTGATGAAGATTGACAGTTCAGGAAACCTGACTGTGTTGGGCAACATCGTAGCTAACGGCACTGTGTAATGGACATTAAACCATTTTATTCTGGTAGGGCATACTACGACATCACTGGAGACAATGGTGAGAAGTATGTATTTGTCCCTAAAGAATTTGTAGAAAAGGGATTTGTACAAGATGGGCAACAATTTTATAACCCTGGTTTTTTAACTCCTGGCGCACTAAGTACAGCATCTGCCTTTACTCTACCAAGCGATTCTTCTTTAACAGGTGCGGCAAAGTCAATATACAAAGAGCCAACAAAAGGTTTTGTCTGGAAGGCAGATGACTTTAACAAAGTAAATGATGATAATTTTTCTGTTAAGGTATACCAACCAACAGAAACATATGGGTCTATCAAAGGTTTAACCATAAAAGATGGTGTCCCATATTATGTACAAGAGCCTACTCCTGGAGCAAATTACACATTATTAGACAAGAGTGGAACTAGTACAAATACAAATATAACTGTCACTCGTTCTGGTGGCGGCGGTGGTTTTTTTGCTCAACTTGGTAGAGACATATTAAGTGCTGGCCCACTTCCTTTATTGGCATTAGATATTCTAGGCGCTTCCGCAGGTTTACCTGGAATTGGAACCGCTATTGCTGGTGGAGTTACTGCTGGTGCAATTGCTAGTGGCGATGAGAAAACAGCACTAAATTATGCTGGTCAAGCCATTGCTGGTCAACTTGGAATTGGTTCTAGTGTTGCTGGTGCAACTGGCTCTACTGTTGCTGGACAAGTTGCTCAAGGAACTGCTGGTGGATTACTTGCTGGAAAGAATCCACAACAAGCAGTTACCAGTGCTGTTCAAGGAGTTGCACTTGACTCTCTTAGGCCAGATACAGGTGTAACTGTCCCTAATGAACAACAGGTTCTTGCTGGACAACAAGACTTACAGAATCAGTTGGCTCCTTATGAGTCATCAGTTCCACCAAGTACAACTGCATTTGACACAACAACTGACATTTCAGATACATCAGGGTTTGATATACCCTCACCAACACCAACTACACCGATTACTGGAAATACTGGAGGAAATATGGCAACCTACAATGATTACATAGAAGACCCGTATGGGTATAGCGGAACCCCGTCTTACTTTAATTATGCTGAAGACCCTTATGGTTATACAGGAACGCCTCCAACAGACTACACAGAAGACCCTTATGGGTATACGGGTGGCACTGGTGGAAGTCAAGCTTCTGCAACTCCAGGTGATTTGAATGCACCAAGTGGTTATGGCAATCTTACTATTGGACAAGTTCAACGATTGCTTAGTGCGGGTGGTGGCGGTGGCGCACGACAACCTGCACCACAAAACTTTTTGCAAAGATTATTGAGTGGCGCTACTGGTCGGCAACCATCATTGCAACTTGGTGGGGCAGCAGATCAGTTAGGTCGATTGCTTGGTGGTGCCGTTACTGGTACTGGTGGTATTTTGGCTGGACAAACTGCGGCTAAAGCTGCTGAAGAACAAGCCAAAATGATTTCTGAAGCAACAGGTCGAGGAGTTGCTGGCGCACAGTTCAGACCCATTGGCACAACCACAAGGTTTGGCACAAGCCAATTCCAAGTTGATCCCACAACTGGTCAGTTGACAAGTGCTGGTTATCAGTTAACCCCAGAACTCAAAGCAATGCAAGATCGAGTCATGGCCTTAACTGGTCAAGGCTTGACTGAGGCAGAGCAAGCGGCTGGTCGTTATGCTCCTTTGACTGCTGGCGCACAAGGTTTGTTTGGCTTGGGCCAACAATATCTGGCTAAGTCTCCAGAACAAGCGGCAGCTGATTACATGGCTAAACAGCAAGAATTGCTTGCTCCTAGCCGTGAGCGTCAGTTGGCGCAACTACAAAACCAGTTGTTTCAAACAGGTCGTGCTGGGCTGTCTGTTGGTGGAACAAGTGCTCGTCCTAGTGGTGCGGCTGGTCTTAAAGCAGCATCTCCTGATATGGAAGCCTATTTCAACGCTTTGGCCCAGCAAGATGCAGCATTAGCGGCACAAGCAACTCAAGCTGGTCAACAACAAGTGCAGTTTGGTGCTGGTTTGATGGGAACTGGTGCTAATTTGCTTGGTGCTTATGGTCAAGGTTTGACTGGTGCTTATGCACCATTTACCACTGGTATTGATGTTGGTTCACAACTTGAGAAACTTGGTCAGCAACCTTTGTCCGTGAGTCAGCAATTGGCTCAGTTGGGTTCTACGGCTGGCGCAAGGGCTGGTGAACTTGGAATCAGAGGAACTACTGCGGCATCTGTTGCTAGACTTCCTTCTATGCAGTACAACCCATTGGCAAGAGCATTGGTTGGTGCTGGTGGGAATACTCAGTTTGGTGGCGCATTAGGTGAATTTGTTGGTGGTGCATTCCCAGGATTATTTGGCACAGGAACCACCATAAATCCTTTGCGTACCGATGAATTTGGAACTGATATGTCTTTTCAACCAGTACGATCATCAACACCTGAAGAACAACAAGCGCAAGATGCAATGATGAGAATGTATGAGGATCAACAATTGGCATATCGTGCCCAAGGTGGGCAAGGGTTATTTATCCCTGGCGTTTCAAGAATTTAAGGAGTAATCATGGCAGAACCAAGTATTGTTCAAGGACTGTTTGGAGTAACTCCTGGAGCCTATCAAGAACAAAGAGATCGTCAAGCAATGCAAGATGCCATTGCTATGGCACAACTTGACCCTATGCAGTATGCAAATGCCGCTATCCAAGCTGGTGCTGGTCGTGCCGCTGGTGGGTTTGCTGGCTTAATGGGCGTAGAAGACCCTCAGATGCGTCTGATTAGCCAACGCAATGCCTTGGCACAACAGTTTGATGTAAGCACTCCAGAGGGGTTGGGCCAATATGCAAGTGCTTTGCAACAAGTTGGAGACACTCAAGGAGCATTAGAAGCTGCAAATATCTCTCGTAAGGCCGCTAGTGAAGTAGCGTTGGCAAAACAAAGAATGTTTGAAAGACAAGGTGCTGATCCATTACAACAACTTATTCGCTCTGGGAAATACATTCCATCAAGCATTTCTACTTATGCAAAAAGTGGCAACATTAAAGACCTAGAACTTATTGAAAAACCAGTGGCAGAACCAACAACTGATTCAATAAAAAATGCCGCTGCTCTTGCCGCTGCTGAATTTCCTGTTGGATCACCTCAATATGTTGAAAAATATAGATCAGAGTTGCAGCGATTAACAACAAAAGAACCAAAAGTTGGGAATGTAAAAGAAGTTGGCGTTGCAATGGGAACCAGAGAGCCTGTTTATCTTGATGTAAATCAAGACCTACAATATATCTACCAAAAAGGTGCAGATGGTAAACAGATGCGTGTTCCTTATTTTGGTGGTGTTGACAGAGCAACAGCAACATCAACTACAAAAGTTGAAGCAGAAAGAAAACAAACAGAATTTGAAAAACTGTTAGACAAAAAAGATGCCGATAGAGTAGGCAATGCAATGACATTGCAAGAAAATGCAATAGCCTCATTAAATTCTTTAAAGAGATTAAATCAATTAGATCAAAATGATTTAATTAGCGGATCATTTTCTACTGGTCGTGTTGGAGCAACAAATTTTCTTAAAACTCTTGGGCTAACAGGTGCAAAAGATGACAAAACTCTTGCTGATTCAGTAAATTATCAAAAGACTGCTGGTGATCTTGTTTTAGCAACGCTCAATGGAAAACTTGGTGGTCAGGTTTCAAACAAAGATGTGGAATTTATACGAAGCCTTGTCCCTCAACTTGAAAATAGTCCACAAGCTCGTAAACAACTTATTGAATTTATGGCTCAAAAAAATCAAGACATTATTGATGAAGCAACTAAGTTGGAAAACTATGCAAGAGACAAGAAAACTCTTAAAGGATTTGTTCCGAAAATTCCTATTTTTGGAGGACAACCGCCATCTGGTTCTAATGCTTTACAAGCAATGAGCATAGAACAATTGCAAGATATGCTTAAAACCGCTAAACCATCGAGGTAAGTTATGGCTGAAAAATTTACAAGAGAAGAAATACTAGCAGAAATTGCTCGTAAAGAAGGCGTTGTCAATCTTGGCTATCAATCTGTGCTTGAGCCAAAGCAAAAAGAAACTACCCTCCAGGCGGTTAAAAAAATAACAGAGTCTTTACTCAAGGGTAGTGCAAGAGGTATAATTGATATTATTGGCGGCTATGGTAATTTGTATGATTACCTTAAAAAAAGCAAAGACCCAAATGCTTTCTCTACTGCTGGAATATCAAAGGGAATAAAAGATATTAGTGGCATTGATATCCAAACAATACCAGGGTATCGTGGCGCTTATGAATTTGGTGCAGCTGGCGCTCCTGCGGCATTGACAAGTGCAGTTGGATTACCTGGGCTTTTTTCCAGAACTGGAAAAGGCTTAACTGGTGAGTTTGTTGCAGGTGGATCAACTGGACTTTTAGCTCAAACAATTGCTCCCGAAAGCCCATTGGCACAAATTGCTATACAAGCATCTCCATATTTGGTTAAAGGCGGCGTGTTGGGAGCAAAGGCTTATTCCGAAAACAAAGCGGTTAAAGATTTTGTCAAAGACATTCCTCCTGAGTTAGAAAACAAATTTAAGAACTTTATGGTTCTTGGACAGGGTTCTGATGACCCTGAAATTGCTAGTTTGATTCAAAGATTGCGTGTTAATCCAAAATATGCAGAACTGTTTTCAAAACTTGAGCAAGGTGCAACCAAATCAGCATTGGAAGGGATGCAGCCTGTATCAAAAATAACAGATGAAAGACAAGCCGCAATTAGCGCAACACAAGCTGTTCAAAATAAAATATTAAAGCTATTTGAAGAACAAAAAACGGCTGGTTCTACTGCCTTTGAAAAAGCAAAAGAATACGGCGGTGGTCGAGGAGTAGTAAGCACAGAAAATATGTTTTCTAATGTTGAAAGACTGCTGGATAGATATAGAAAAGGTGCAAATGATAGTTCTAAAAATGCTGTTACCTTTTTGGAAAACTTTAAGCAAAAGTTAGCAAGTCCAGAAATATCAGTTGAAGAAACAAGGCGGTTAATTGCTGAAGGGATGCCTCAAACAAACAGATTAACTGTTGAGCAAACACAATCGTTGTTATCTGAGTTTGGAAGAAAAGCTGCACAAGGAGAGTCTTTGATTAAGGACATTTCTTTGACAGACCAGAAAGTGATTAGTTCCGCTATCTTTGGCGGTCTTAAAGATGATTTAAGAGCATCTAGGCTTTTGGCAAAAACTCCTGATGATATTGCCACTACAAACCTGTTGATTACAGCTAGAAATAAAGTTCAAAAAGCATCTGAGGCTTACAACGATGCTATTGCTCAAGGAATTCCTAGTTTCTTAAAAGACAAGTCTTTGTCTGAGGTTTCTTTTGACAAATTGTATGGAGAATACAAAAATCTTGACTTATACAATCGTGGTTTATTTAGACGATATGTAGAAGATACTGATGTAGAAGCATTGAAGTTTATTGACAAAAATGTTTACGATGACTTTATCAATTCAGCTAAAAAAGAAAATCGTGCTGGAGTTTTGTCGGTTGACCTGGGAACATTAGCATCAAACTGGGAAAGGTTGCCTAAAAACTCTAAGGATGCACTTGTGCAATCGCTTGGAACAAATGTGGATGAGTTTAACAAACGCATGAAAGATGCCGCAGTATTTTCTAGAAAAATGCAAGTTGGCGTTGTTCCTGAAGACGCAGATATTGTTTCTCAAGGCTTAAAGTCTAGTGTGGCGGCTACTGTTGGCGCTGGCGCAGGATATGAAATGGCAAAAACAGCCCAAGTTGGATTCGATTTGTTAAACATGGTTGGTAAAAGTGGATTAAGTGATGATCTGGCTATGAAGGCTTTGCTAACTCCAGAAGGCGCACAGTTCCTAAAGGCTGGCTCTTTAACTCCAAGATCACAGAAGACATTAGATGCTTTAACGAGCATGACTAAATCTACGGCTATTCCTAAATTTATTGGGGCACAAGTAATGCGTGCTGGGCCACAAATGAGCATAGAAGCACCAACAATTGCGACTGAGCCATCAATTATTCCTACTGAACCAGTTATGGAAAACCAATCTTTTTCAAGGGAAGAAATAGAAGCAGAGTTGATGAGGAAATTGACAGAAAGACAACAGCAAGAGCAACAAGCAGTTCCTGCCGAATAAGGAGCATAAGATTGATCCTCTCACCCTTCTGGCGATGGCAAATGGCTGTGTTGCAGCTATTCGCAAAGGCTGTGAACTCTATAAAGAGGTCAAGGGAACTGTTGCCGCAGCCCAAAAGACTGTTAAAGAGGTCACGGCTATTGCTGAAGAGGTGGGTGGCTTCTTTGGGTTCTTCAAGAAGAAAAAGCCTCAACCCACGGCAACTCCAGTTGCGCCCAAAGCAAAAAAGGCTGAACCAGAGGTTTGGGATGAGAACAAGGTTGTATCTGACTTGGCGGCAAATCTGTCACAGTTCTTCAAGGTTCAGCAACAGCTTGCAGACCACATTAGAGAAGAAGAAGAAAAATCTAAGACTGTTTATGACCCAAATCAAAACATTATGGAGTCGGCGCTAAACAGGGAACTTGCCAAGACGCAGTTTGAGAAGTTAGCCAAAGAGATTCGTGAGATTATGGTGTATCAGTCACCCCCAGAGTTGGGTAACTTGTACACCAGGGTGAACCAGATGAGAGTAATCATCATTGCTGAACAAGAAGAAGCAAGGTTGGCTCAAGAAAAGAAACAACGAGAGGTTGAATGGCAACGCAGAAGGGTAATCAGCGCAATCCAAGACAAGGCAATCTACGGGGTAGCCTGTTTGGTGTTCGTCCTTTACCTAATCCTGTTCTTCAGTCTACTAATAATGGATCGAAAGGTAAGATGGGGTTTCTAGTCGCATTAGTTGCTATGGTGCTGGTCTTTGTCCTACTGCTTCCGCTGATAGGCTCCATTTACTATGACACATTAGCGGCACAAAAGGAAAGCAAAATGCAGATTGACCGCATGGAGAGACTGCGCCAACAACTAGAGTATGAGCGTCAACAACTAGATAGGCAACGCAATGAATCAAAATAGGTTTCTGTGGGGCGTAATCGTCATTTCATTGGCTTGCGTTATCTTGCTGTCTGGATGCGAGGACAGGTACAGATATGTTTGCCAGAATCCTGATAAATTTGACCTTGCTGAGTGTCAAAAGCCCAGATGTTTGTTCACCCAAACTTGTCCTGAATACCTTGTAGCACCTATCTTGACCACCAAAATTGACCCACCAAAGGTTGAAGAAAAGAAGGCCGATGATGACAAAAAGTAAATACACCCCAGAAGAAGTTGAAGTTCGCATTTGGGGCTTTGTAGTGGTGATGATTACCATCATTTTGTTTGGCATCGTGTTCTCATTGCTCTATTCGGTTACTTTTGTAACTCAGCCTATCAAGAGCATGGCTCCCATCGACCAAGCCTATACCAAGATGCTGAACGACATTGTTCTTCTCATTGTTGGCGGTATCGGTGGCATTGTTGGTAAACGGGCTGTTGGTACTGTGACAAGCCCAACGCCTACACCTGCAACTTCAGCGCCTCCTACGCCTGTTTCTGCCCCTCCTAGCACTCCTGCCACTTCCACCTGGACTTCCCCCCCTGGCGCTATGCCTGTCTGGGTGAATCCTCCTTTGGATGAAACCTGGACACCACCGCCACCACCTACAACGCCACCCACTCACTTAGAGCCTGATGCTATTCGTGAGGAAATTGCCATTGCAAGGCGTGAAAGTCAATATGCTTAACCCATATTTCATCATCGGCGCAATGATTGCTGTAGGCGGTGCTTACGGGTATGGGCATCATGTTGGATGGGGTGATCGTGACGCTGAAATGCAAGTTGAAATTGCCAAAAAGAACGATGAAGCAAGAGAGAAAGAGCGTGAACTTGCCCAACAACTGAATGAACAATCAACCAAACTTTCGGAGGCCAACAATGTCATCACTCAAAAACAGTCTTCTCTTGATTCTGCTATTCGTGCTGGTAGGTTGCGGCTCCCGCCCACAAGTTGTGTACAAGCCCCCGCAAATGCCCCCACTCCCGCCGGAGATAGCCCAAAAGAAAGAAGTGAACCTGTCAGACAGGTTTCTGAAACTTCTGACTCCGACAGAGCAACCCTCGCAGCCATTGCCGAAATCATCGCCCAAGGCGACAGAAACACGGCCCAACTAAATGCGTGTATCGACAGTTATAACAAAGTGATGGGGGTGATGAATGCTAACCGCTGACCAACTAAAGAAACTCCACATTGGTGTTGAGTGGGTTGATGCCCTCAATGAAACCTTCAACACTTTTGGCATTTCTACCAAACGCCAACAAGCGGCATTCATTGGTCAATGTGGGCATGAGTGCGGTAACTTTAGAACCCTTGAAGAGAACCTTAACTACAGGGCTGAAACCTTGATGAAGCTATGGAAGGCAAGGTTTCCAACGATGGAGATTGCCAATCAGTATTCCAAAAATCCTAAGAAGATTGCAAACAAAGTGTATTCCTCACGCATGGGCAACAGGGATGAGGCATCTGGTGACGGGTATCGGTTCAGAGGCCGTGGGTGTATCCAGTTGACAGGCCATGCAAACTACTTCCATGCTGGTCAAGCCTTGGGAGTTGACTTTGTGATGGAGCCTGACCTTGTGGCTACGCCCAAGTATGCGGCACTCACTGCTGGTTGGTTCTGGTCAACCCACAATTGCAACAACCTTGCTGAAGCTGCTGATTGGGTAGGCTTGACCAAGAAGATCAATGGTGGGACTATTGGCCTAGATGACCGAATCAAGCACACTAACGAGGCTTTTGCGGTGCTTGGCTCTTGAGTTTTCCACGATTGAATATCTTGTGTTTCTTAAAGAAATACAAGATAGCTTGGTAGGCAACACCAAACCTTTTAGCAATCTCTTTCTTGCTAACACCATCTTTCCATAGCGTTATGGCTCTGGATTCACTGATTAAGGTGGGCTTGCGTCCAGCCCCAGGTCTTGCGCCACCCTTAGTCTTCATTCAAGGCCATCCAAACCATGATGCAAACGCCTCCAATGGCTAATGCAATGCCTAGAAATCCTATAGCAAAGATAGTGAAGATGGTTTCGCTCACATTGCACCCCTCATCTCCCAGCCAGCCAGAAAATAGCTCCAGCGGCCTTGCATGGCTTGGTTGACATACCTGCCCTTGTTCATCTTAAAGTCCTCGTCTGTGAACCCTTTGGAGCGCATCAGCGCCAGGAACATCTTTTCTGCCTTCATGTATTCTCCTTTAATTGATAATCTTTAAAAACAGATCCTTTGCTTGCGTCACCTTTCCAGCACTCTTTGACCCATCCCTTCACGCCCGACTTGTAGGTGCGCCAATGACCTCTGACTTGATGCCTTCTTGGGCTTGCGTGTGCGCCACCTTGAGGGTCGTTCTTTGCTTTTGGCGGCTCAATCTCAATCGTGTGCCAATCAAATGTCAATGCTGACTTGCCTTTTGCCTGCCGCTTTTGATTTAGAAATGTGCGTTTTGGTGTCGCCCTATACCCTTGCGTTTGTGCATTTATCTTGACCAACACAGCAAGCACCATACGATGTACAGGCTTTACATCATCAATCGTTATTTCTTTGTCTTTTTGGTAAATCTTAAACCCGTCATCGATTGCCATGTAAGCATATGGCGGGAAGTATTTGCCATGCCACATTGAACAGCCTCCAACGGTCACAGAACCTTCGCCTTTGAGCAACCATAGGGCAAAGTCTTTCCCCGCTGTATCAAGGCCAACAATCCCCGTTCTTTTGGATGGAAGGTGCATTAAGAAATCTGCTGGCACTTTCATTTCAAGAGTGCTTTGCATTTGACCAACATCAAACCAAAGGGCAGTTTCTGGTTCTGGCGCAAATCTGACAGCTTTTTGCACAAGCGGTGTCATGCGTTCTTCTCCTTGAGTTTTGCTTGCACTGCTAACGCAAATTCTTCATCTCCGGTATAGGCTAAGTTACAAAGGTAATCAAGGTCTTGCTCAGTCAGTCCTACCCATGTGCGCTGTGGTGGGGTGGTGTAGCGATCCCCCGCCAATTCAAGTGTGCAGCCGTTTGCAATAATGTCGCACACAATTACGCGCTCAGGGTCACGCATCTTGCTTTGCCATTTCTGCAAGGCCTCGATACGCCGACGATAGAAGTCCAGCGAACGGAGAGCTTTATCAAGCTGCTTTTGAAGCGTAGGCTCTTGCTCTGTGCGCTGTGGTGGAATGTCAAACTTGTTGCGTGGGTCAAGGCCACCATCAGAAACAATGTCGCTGTATTTCGCCACAGGCTCTTGCTCTGTGCGCTGTGGTGGGGTGGCGTAGAGTTTTGTTCCAATAGGCAATGCAGGCTCATGCCACCAAGACATTGTTATGTCTGCTCCTGTTTCACTTGTTACTGTCGCCACAGGCTCTTGCTCTGGCTGTGCTTTGCATTGGTCACAATCGTGATTCACACAACCAATCTTTTGCTCAATCTCTTGCCCAAGCCTTTGGACTTCAAGCATGGAGTGTTCTGCCAAGACTTCTTCAAGGGCGGTGTATGCACTCAGCATTTTTGGTTGGTGTTGGCTTCTCAAATCCGCCAGCATGCCCTGCGCTATGTCCAACGCCTCAAGCGCCAGCTTCATGGCCTTTAGTTGTTGTGGTGTCATGCTTGCCCCCTTTTATCAATGGCCTCAACCAAATCCGCTTGAAACCAATTGCTGAATGGTGTTTGTTGAATAATTTGTTTAAATGCCTCACGCTCTTTCTCTGCCACCAGTTTGGCAAAGGCTTCAAGGTGATGCACAAACCGCGCTCTGTTTTTGCCCAGTCCATACAACTCCATGCCGGAATCTCTAGCCATTTGGATGATTTCTTGTGTCATTTTTTCATTCCTCTAACATAAGCAGTAAACGACTGAATCGTGTCTTTGCCAAACGCCAATGAGCACTTCTCAATGTGTTGGGCGACTTCTTCAATCACTTCATTCCTGGCATTGTTCTCAGCGTAGCGCATGATCTGGTGCTTGCGTGACCCTTGCAGACCCCAATCGCCTTGACGCTTTGCCAGTTCTTCAAAGGCTTCGTCTTCAGGCTCTTTCATTTGCAATCTCCTGATCGTTACGCTTGATTTCATGCTTCAGATATGCCAAATCAGCATAGGACAACTCATCAGTAATGTCCTTTATTTGCAAGTTAAAACGCATCCACTTGACCGTCTTCTCACAGTACGAGATTAAGCCAACAGAGTCATCGGATTCATGCCACTGGTAATCAACCTCAATTCGATCAATCTCTGGATTGAAGCCATCGTCATCCCACTCAAAAGGCACAAATTCAATTGTTTGCATCATTCACTCCTATCTGTTCAATATCCTGGGCGCATAAAAGAGCATCCAAAGCGATGGATTTAAGGATTACAAGGGCACTCTCTGGCAAGGATGGATTGAGAGCCTTGTGAGCCTCTACATCCTGCCAGAAAGCGTTTAAACGGGTAATTTGTTGTTGGTTCATGCGTCAATTCTGCCTTGTCTGACAGAGATTGGAATAGGGATTTACCCTAACTTACGCATAACCCTTTGTAGGCGCCCAGAAACCCCTTTGCGGGTTCCAATGATCTCGATGAAGCCTTTGTCAATCAGCGCCTTGTATCGGGCTGTGACGCTTGAATAGGGCAGGAATGGCAGCTTGGAAAGCACATCATCTGAGATGCAACCATCTGGGCCATAGGCTGCAATGGTTTCATATACCAAAGACTCCATCTTTGTGGTGTCGATTGCCTGTGCTGCTTGGTGGGAAGTGGCAGGGTCTTCTTTGCGAGCAAGTTTAAACGGCGCAGTTCCAAAGAACTTTTCGACTGCACCACCAAACCAAATTTTGTCTAATTTTGTCATGTCAACTCCTATTAAATTGGGGCCGTAGCCCCGTGAGGTTTATCAGAAAGGAATAT